TTTAACTTCCCAATCATTTGATGTTGCTGTTGCAAATAATACCATATCTACACCCGATAATGTTACCGAAAGTGTTAATGGTGTTGTGTTTCCTAAATCGGAAGTCGATGTTTCGGTATATTCAACCTTATTACCATCATGCACTGCTGTTACAGTACCAGCTCGTAAGTTTGTTCCCTTTTTTACTACAAAATCAAAAAATGCGGCTGATACTGTTCTGTAATCTACTGCATTTACAAACTCAGTTCCAATATCAACGTTAGTGTTAGATATTACGACCGGGATAGCTTCTAATTTTGCTTTTAAAGCAGTTGTAAAGTTTTTTTGTGTTAATCCACCATCTCCAACCGAATAGGTTGTGTTGGTATCGGTAATCCCAGTCAACTTAGAACCATCACCTTCGAATGTGTCGGCAATCACTTGGTCTTTTACGATTAATGAATTTAATTCTGCATCACTATTAGTTGTGATGACTTTTTTCCAATTTGGCATATATTCGTTCCTTTATTGCGGTTGGTTACTAGATTTTAAAAGCCCACTCCCCTATAATAGGGCCAACATAAAGCTGTTCTCATATAAATATGAGATATTTCAGTATTAAACTAAAAAACCCCCACATTACTGTGGAGGTTTCTTTTAATTTACTTTGTCATTAAGTACGTTTGTAGTTTAACTGCGGTTTCATATACTAACTGAACATCCCGTCCCTCAAATTTTGAGTTGGCAATTGTTTTCAATAGGAATTCAACCTCAACCTTTGATAGTTCTAAACTTTCAGTCGGATTAACAACGGCATTTTTCTTTAAATTACTTAGTGTACTCATAACTTTATTTATTATTGTTTTAAACATTCCATTTTAGCTATAGATAAAAATATCTTCACCTTTAATTTTTATTGAACCACGTTCATTAATTACAGATTGAGATGCATCTTCATCAAATACTCTAGGAATAAATGAAGTTGGTGCAACTGAGGTAGCGTTAAATGCTACACCCGTAGTTGACCAAGCTGGTCGTGTCGTTGCTGAGTCATATACAAATGCTTCACCTGAACCATCTTTGTTGTTTTGGAATATAATACCGGCATCAACTGTCGTTTCAGAACCGGATGCTAATAAGATAAACTTATCTTCAATATTTAAATTAGCTGTATGAAGAGTTGTTGTTGTTCCTTGTACATCTAAGTTACCAGTTAACGTTAAGTTATTATGAGTAACATTCGAATTAGTTTTTACATTTTGGTTTGAACCACCTAAGTAACCCCATTGTGTTGATGATATAGTAGAAGTACCAATGTTAGCTAACTGATTTACCTCAGCCTTAGTAATTGCTACATTTTGTAATTTTGTTACTGTGTTTGTTGAACCCAATCCAGTAACATCACCACCTAAAGAAGGATTTTGTGTTGCTACTACGAAATCGATAGTATGAGTTGCATCATCATATGTTACGTTAATACCAGTTTCGGTATTATTATCCAACATCTCACCAACGAAGTCCTTAACCTTATTGCCTGATAATTGTGTATTGGTATTTGTGTTTGTATCAGTTGAAGATATTACACCACCAGCTGAAATAGAAACATTAGCGCCTGCTGTAAATTTACCTCTTACATCAGATGTTGATAAGTGTGTATCTTGTGTTGTTATAGTTTCAGATGAACCATCACCTTTATACAAACTAACCGATTTTCCACTAACTCTAAGCGCATCAGTAGCATGTAATGCACCAACTTCAGTAGCATGTACAACTGAAACAGGTAGGATATATTCATCTCTCCATGTATTCGTATCGGTATTCGTATCAATTGAAGATATTACACCACCAGCTGAAATAGAAACATTAGTTCCTGCTGTAAATTTACCTCTTACATCAGATGTTGATAATTGTGTATCAGCAGTTCCAGCAATTGCTCCACCTACTATTGTAATGTTTGCTCCTGCTGTAAATTTACCTCTTACATCAGCCGTTGTTAAGTGTGTGTTATTATCAGGTACAGTTACACTTCCACCATTTGTTAATGATATAGTATGCCCAACTATTGATAAATCTTGCGTATCAGCAGTTCCAGCTATCGTACCATCTGCTGCGATTGTAATGTTTGCTCCGGCTGTAAGTGCTGCAACAACATTTTGAGTATCTGTTATATCAGCGTCAGCTTCTATATCACCTAATTTGGTGTTATCAAGAGCTGTAAAACTAACCTCTGAAAACTGCCCATCTTGTACATTATAAGTTGGATGTATAAGTCCAGTCAATGCAGAACCATCACCTTTGAATGCTGATGCGGTAACTGCGTTTGTTACATCTATATTTAGTAATTCAGCCTCTGCTCCGGCTACAATTACCTTTTTCCAATTTGCCATAATAAATTCCCTTTTGTTTTTTGTTTTTTGTTTGTTACTATAAATATATAAATAAATTACTTCCACTAACAGACAGTGCGCCCGATGTTCCGCTTGGTAATGTTACTGTATCACTTAGTATTAATGTTCCCTCTGAATTGATGGATATTTTATCCACCCCATCAACTTTAATTAGAAATACATCCGATTTGTTTTCTTTTGTGTTTTCTATTACAGTAGCCGAAGATAACATTGTACCTGTTAAATTAATAGAACCTGTTATTTGTGCATCTGTGGTTACTATACTCTGTAACGATTCTGAACCATTATTCTTTTTAAAGAATAATTTCCCATCAAATGTATTAATTGCAAGTTCACCTAATGTTAATTCGGATACACCTGGAATTCTAGCTCCTACTCTACTATTTTTTATTTTTATTTGCCCAGCCATTAATTATCCGTTTTAAAAGTTACCACCATCGATGGTAACGAAGTTTATTGAACCCGAAATTGATAGTGAACCTGTTATTTGATGCGTATCTGTTATGTCATCGCCAAATACAGTCGAACCACTACTGAATGAGGTAGTCATATGTGTTACTGATGAGCTTATTATGTATGTGTTTGCCGTTATACTATCAACTACTAAATTAGAACCTACTAAGTTAGCGATTGATTGAGCTGAGCTACTCACTATACCACCCGGCACGTTTAGTATCTGCTTCCATATAAGTGGTACTGCTTCTCCAGCTTTACCAAATCCCTGCTTTGCCAAAGATGCTGACATATAAGTATCATCAACTACTAACTGAATCTGAGCTGAACCACTTACTAACCCATCACCTTCCTCATTACCATACCGTATATCAAAATCAGTATGGAGTTGAGTGGATGATGATATCACACTTTCTGCATCAAGTCGAGTCTTTACATTTTTTGTAAATAAATCTCTGAATGCTGAGTTAGCTCTTATTGAGTTTTCATCAAAATTAGTTATTGTTTTGGGTAAGTTTGACAGCGTAAAGTAATCAATATTCTTTAATTGACTCCCATCCCCCTCATACGAACCACTAAATGTGCCGTTATAGTCTGCCACTATACATCTCCAAGTTTATTTTCTATTCTAAGTATAAATATGTTGAATATCATCTTTCGTTAATATTCAGTTAACAATTTTAATATTTCATCTAACGATTCATGTCTATGGTTATCTTTTAATACAACATCATACACCCACTTAGAACCCTTTAATTTTGGAACTTCATGTATCGCCGAATCATTTTTTGATTTTAAATCACATTGATGTGGGTCACCACATAATATCATAGTAGAACCCTTACCAACTCTACCTAATACCATACGAAGTTGCTGTTTAGTTAGATTTTGGAACTCATCTACTATAACTATGGAGTTTTCGAAAGTTCTACCCCTAAAATGAGATAATGATACTAATTCAATTTGCTCATCTACCATCATCTTATCTAATATAGCTGGTTTGTTATAAACCTTCCTCATATTTGATTTGATTGGAACTAACCAAGGTTCCATTTTCTCTTCTAACGAACCTGGAAGAAATCCATTATCCTCACTTGAAACTGTGGGTCTAGTAATTACTATTTTGTTTACAGTTCGTTTAAAAAACATATCTAGTCCAATTTGACAAGCTAAAAGAGTTTTACCACTCCCAGCTTTTCCTATTACGAAACTAAATGGATGGGCGAGAATTTCTGCTTTTGAAAGCTTCTGCTCATCTGATAAACTTACTGTGAATTTGACTGTTCCCTTCGGTACTTTCTTCAATCTGTTCTCTATCATATATAAATCCTATCTTAAATAACCTTTAGTATAAATATTAAATTCAAAAGTATTACAATAGAAAAATACAATAAAGCACAAAAAAAGGGCCTACCGAAGTAAGCCCTTAATTTAATTATTGAATTTTAATTCTAATTATTGAATTTTGTTCAATGCATCTACATAAACTTTACCGTAGAATTCACCTCTTAACATCTGCTTCGCGTAACGTGTCATAACACCTTTACGAGGAGTGAAGTTTTTAGGGTCATATACTAAAGGAGTCATAATTAATGGAATATATGGTGCATAAACTGCTCCAGTCTCAAGGAATTGATTTCCTCTGTAACCCATTAAGATTACGTTCTCTTTCATATAAGGATTCTTATATACAGTAAATCTGCTATTCAAAGCACCAATCTTCTGTACACCAAATGCGAATTGTGCATCACCGTTATCTGCTGAACTAGCATATCCTGGGATAGATTCGATTATTGTTGCAACATCCGGAGATACTACGATGAAATTTGCTCCACCTCTAAGTGTTTTAGAGTGAATCTTATTAGATACACCAGCAATAACTGTTCCTAAAGTCTGGAACCATTGTCCCTGATTGTAAGAAGATGCTTGTGCTGCTGTTGTAGAATAATCTGCAAAACCAGTACCATTCCATTCTCTACCAACTTGCGTTGACCAGTGACCAGTAGTCTTAGCTTCAGAAATTAACATATCTAAGATTTCAAAATCAATCTCTTGTGAGATGTATTCTGATAACATTGAAGTTAATTCAGCTTCTGCATCAATACTATGGTAAGCGTTTAAATCTTGTGCGAATTCAGGAGTCCATTGTGCTTTTAACTTTCTAGTCTTAGCTACGATAGGTTCTGATTTCATCTCAACATTCAATTCTGGGATATCAGAATCAGTTTCAGGGTTATTTGATAAACCTGTTGCTTCAAAATCACCACGAGATGAATCTGTTGGTTGTTTGTGATACTTAACTCTAGTAGTAGTTAATCCAGCTGATTTTACAACAAATACAACATCCGTTCCAACTACTTTCGTAAATTGTGGAAATTGGTCAACAATTGCAGCGTCATTTAATCTGAATGCTCTAACACCTTTAGTATCTAAACCTGGCATAGAAGCCATTGGTACTATTACTGTAAATACAGTTGGAGTATCTAATGATAACTCAGTATTATAAGATGCACTAAATGCAGAATCATAATTGTGTGCACTTGCACCTGCTGCTGAACCTGTAGTAAATACATTTGTTCCAGCTGCTGCTCCATACGCTTGTTCTACTGTTGCAGTATCATTGATTGTATAACCAAATCTTCCTGCACCATATAATCCACCTGATGCATCTGCTGTAGTATCGGTAACACCGAATACAGAATCAGCTTGTGAATCTTTACCTGAACCAGTTGCGAAACCAGGCTGACCTGTTCCATATTTGAAATCCAAATAGAATACTAAACCTGATGGTAAGTTCATTGGTTGAACTGATACAAATTCTTTTGCTACGATTTCTGAAAAGATTCTTCTTACTAATGGAAGAGCTACACCCGCCCATTCTTCAGAATTAGAACCACCAGTAGATGATGCTTCTTTTACTAATTGTCTTGCTTGGTTTTCTAAAAGGGTTGCAACACCTGCTCTTTCAACATCGTTGCTAATTCCTTCTAAAAGTCCAGTCTTTTCCCATTTACCAGCTAAAGCTCTTGTCGCTTCAGATAATCTAGCGGTATGGGAAGTACCTTCACTAAGGATATTTTTTAAATTCATTTTATTTCTCCGTTTATTTTTATTTTAAACCGGCAAGCTTTTTCCAGCGAGCGGCCATTTCATTTCCTTCAGAAATTATTTTCTTTGGGGCAGAACTCTTAGTTGCTTTTGAAGCATAACCTTCTCTAACAACTACTTTCTTTTTCTTAGCTACGTTAAGATTCTCAGCTAATGTTGAAAATACTAACTTAACTTCTCTTACTGATGATGTTCTATCAAAGTTTTCAAGAACTTTTACTTTTTGATTTTCATTTAAATCAAATGTTCTGAATAATTTGTTAGTATAAAGAAGTTTTGCATTCAATAGATTAACTTCGTTGATAGTTTTTTGTAAACTTTCAATTGTTTTATAAGCTTCTTCTAAATCTGCAGATGTATCTTCTTCATCTTCTAATTCTTCATCTTCTGTGATTTCTTCTTCATCTGATGCATCTTCCATTTCTTTCAATGTTCTGATAACTTCATCCAAATCGATTTCTTCTTCAGAATCTAATTCTTCATCTTCGGTAATTTCTTCTTCTTCAGAATCTAATTCCTCATCTTCAGTCATTTCTTCTTCTTCTTCAGAATTCATTTCATCTTCTAGTTCTTTAATGATAGATTCTAAATCTAACTCATCTTCTTCACCGTCTAATTCGATTTCTTCTTCTTCTTCAGTTTCTTCTTCTTCTGATTCGATTTCTTCTTCTTCAGAATCCATGTCCATTTCTTCTTCTTCAGAGTCCATATCCATTTCTTCTTCTTCAGATTCATCTTCCAATTCATCTTCTTCTAATTCATCTTCTGAATCAATATCCAATTCCATTTCATCTTCTTCTAATTCAATTTCTGAATCAGTGTCTAATTCCATTTCATCTTCTAAATCTTCATCAGCTTCTTCAGCCAACTTTGCAGATATCATAGATTGAAGTTGAGGTGTAAATGCCTCTTCTAACGCTAATTTAGCGTTTGCTAGTGCTGTTTCTTTGACAGCTTTTGCATCAGCAATTGCTTCTGATAACAAGTCTTTTCTTGCCATTGTAATTCTCCTAAATTTGTTTTACGGAAATAAGATTATTATAAATCTTAATAGAGTAGTGTTATAAATATATAACCGTCTATTGGGAGACGGTATCTTGATTTACAATAAATAGTGTATCAATAATGAAAACACTAAGAACTGTGTTTATTAAATATCGGGATTATCCTTTCTCCATTGAACTCGTTTTGCGAGCTGCATTTTTCTTCTTTTGATTACGGATGGTTTTAGGAATTCTTTCCGAGCTTTAAGCTCCTCCAATTTACCACTATCCTTCATCTTCTTTTTGAATAATCTAAGTGCTGGTTCTAAGTTACCACCGATTACCTTTACAGCCAATGCTGCGCCAGGAATCATCATATCATTTGTTGTAACTCGTTTGTTCTTACGTTTCTCTTGCATATATTTGTTTTGTGAAATAAAAATACACCCATCAAACTAATGACAGGTGTATATAAATATGATTTTTTATTTATTAAAATTACTTTATTGGTAAAGTTCCGTACTTTTTAAATAAACTTAATAAACTTTTGTTTAAATCTTTAATGAAATTCATTTTGTTTTTATTTAAACTTGCGTTATTATCACCTAATAAAGGTAACAGTCCTGATTTTTGTATTCTATCACCAACTAACTTATTGTTTAAGAATGCTATTTTACTTTTAGCCTCATTAACTGATTCAGAAAACATCTTTATAATGTTCTTTTGTGATTTATTTCCATCGTTACCAGCTAATGCTGATACAAACTCCATACGTTCCTTCATCTTTCCTTTTGCTACATACGATAAAAGACCCTTAGCGTTTAAGTTATTAGTATCAATGAATGTCTGAACTGCATCCTTACGAGTTCCAGTGTATTTTGAAATACTTAATGCTTCTACTGATGCTGATTCATTTACTGATTCATTAGTTTCACTTAAATCATCAATTGCATCTTTCATCATTCCGAAAATCTTACCAAATGCTTTTTGGTCAGTTGCATCTAATTTTTTGATTTCTTTTAAGTGTTTCTTTACCAATTGAGATAAGTCAACTGAAATATCCTGTAATATATCTGTTTTATTCATAATGTTATCCTATTTTTTTTAATGAGTTAGTTTGTGTTGCCATCCAATCACTTCCAGTCAATCCAGCCATCTTAGATGCCTTCTTAATAGCCTCTACTGTATTTCTAGCCTTTACTTTGTATTTCTTTTTAGGGTCTAATTTAACACCACTAAGAGTCATTGCTGCGAAACTCATTTCCCACATAGCAAATCCTTCGTTTAATTTGTCGAACTTCAATTGCTCTTCTTTTAATGAAGTTACAACCTCACCACGCTCAGATGCTTCTAATTCAGCCAATGTCATTTTCATTTTCATTAACTTAGATGATGGTAATGTTCCAATGTTACTTACCATACTAGCTAATTTCATTGAAGGTTCTGATTTCTCTGATTCCTCTAACTCCTTTAATGTCATTTTCATTTTCATTAACTTAGATGATGGTAAATCACCAAGACCAATTGATTCTTTTATTAAATCTTTTAATTTCATTGTGTTTCCTATTTCGTTTACTGATTCTTTCATTTTATTTGCTTCTAACTCTATCATCTTTTTGATTTTAGATGGAAGTTTTTTATCAAAGAATTTCACGTTACCTTTGTTATCTATATGTGCTATATTTTTAAAATCACCATTTTCTTCTACTGCTTTATTATAGATAGTGATACCATTTCCTTTTCTTGCCATACCGATATCATATGCAACTGCTTCATTTACGGCTTCATTCTGAATCTTACCACTCATTGCTTTGATTAACTTAGCTACTAACTTACCGTTTTCATTATCCTTTATCTTATGTGCTCTACCTGATTGATTCTTAAACTTCTCATTTGTTCTAATGAATAATATATTACCCTCTTCAGTTTGTAACATAAAATCACCACCACCCATATGTTTTAATTCAGAATGTGGTAATTTTCCTTTACAAGCATTAACAAAATCAGTATCTACATATAAGGTATCATTACTTTTCCAAACATTCTTAGAACCCTCATTTACTGATTCGTATCTGAAGTCCTGATTAGCCATTGATTTTTCTGATTTGATTGCCAACAACCCCTGCTTTGATTTAGGAATTTTTAATTGCTTAATTGCTTTTAACTTTGCATCCCATAAATCTTTACCTTCTATCTTATGTTGTTTATTATTATAGAATGCGATGAACTTAGTTTCATTTACTGATTCATTCGATTTAACTTTCTTACTCAATGCTTTTAATTTCATTAGTTCTTTTTTTAATAACTTATCAGTACCACGCTCAATACCCCAATTGAATGATGCACTAAATAATTGATACCAAGGTAATGTTCCGTATGCTTTACCGAATGCTGATGTATTTATCCAATAAATATAATGTTCAGCCATTTCTTTTGAAAGTTTAATTCCCTCTACTTCCTTAGATTTACCTGCGGCAACTAATTTAAGTAATTTTACAGCTGATACTCTTCCTTCGTTAACTACTGATTCTTTAGCGAATTCTTTAGCGTTTTCTTTATCATCAGAATCTACATCCTTAACTGGGAATGTTTCACCATCAACTTCGAATGAATCACTACCATTTGCGATTGCCTTTGCTCTTGCAGCACCAAATTCATTCCCTTCATCTAAATCACTATCACCATTATGGATTTCATAATACTTTCCAAGAACTTCACCAATCTCATCATAAGATGATTCCATACGTTGTTGTAATGTTGCAACTTCGGTAAGCGTTTTTTCAAATACTCTATATGATTCATTCATTCTCTTCATATGACGAGAAACGGTTACACCATCGAACCAATCACCAGTCTCTTTGATAGTTACCTTATTAGCAACCTCAACTAAACCTTTGATAGAATTACACACTTCCTTTAATTCACTTTTTCTGTAAATAGATTCACCAAACTTCTTATACTGTTTAACAGCTTCTAAGAATACTTCACGTTGTTCGGATGTAAATTCATCACTCTCTTTAGATTGTTCATCTTGCTCCTTTACAAACGATGTTGCGTATGGGTCTGAATAAACTTTACCCACAGTTGGGTTCATTGCTTCATTCAATAAGTCTTTTAGTTTTTTCATTGTATTACCTAAGTTTTATATTGTACAAACACCATCAATTTCACAGATGATGTCACGTACTAATGTATTAATTTTTTTATATGATTTTGTAGAACCCCTTTTTACGGATTCATTAACAGGTCTCATAAATGCACCATGTGTTGATGGGTTCGATACGAAATCCCAACAGATTAAATCAAAATCAGCATCAACTGTAACCGTTCCATTATCAGATGATTCTTTAACTGAACCTAATCCCCTAGATGATATACCAACCGTACATCCTGCTTCTAACAGTTCTTTAAGGATATTTCCTGATGGAGTTTTTAGTATCTCTACCTTTCCAATTACATCATTACCTTCCCACCATATATCACGTATGATATGAGATGTATTTTTTAATTCTATTACAGATGCATCTGGATGGTCTAACTCACCGAATGCTCTATTTTCTTTTACTTCTCTACCCATATACTTCTTTACTTCTCGTTTGAGAATTTCAGTTGGATAGATTCTTCCGTTTTGGTTTTCTGCTTCAGAACGTTGTAATACACCTTCAACTATTAAACGACCATTGTTCTTTGACATGGATTCGTTAAGTTGATTCGGCGTTATACTAAACGGTATTATATCTACTAATAGTTTACTCATTATTTATCCCACACTTTTCGTTTCTTATATAAATCAAACATAATTTGCGCAACCTCATATCTAATAAGTAGTCTGATATCTTCCAAATCCTTATTTGAAAGTGCTTCTTTAATGATTTTTTTCTTTTTTGGAATCATGAGCTCAACTCTTTTAGTTTATGTGCTACTTTTAACAACCTTTCAGAGATTTTACCAAATCGCTGTTGAGTTGATTTCCAATACTGACCAGTATGTACTCCAGCTTCAGTCTTTAACTTAGTATTCTGATTAACTATACGTTCCATTTCGAACATCATACGGTTAATCTTTTTAATAGAATCATTTACCTTCTGGTAATCCTTTCTACTATCATCCTTCTTATACTCCTTATAAGATATCTCATTTATCTTAGCTTCTAACTTATCCTCTAAAGATTCCATTGTTTTAATGTTCTTTTTAGATTTTTTAGATTTCTTATACCCCAAAACCTCAACGTGGTCTGTATCTAACTCATCCTCATCGGTATCTTTAGCAAATACGTTTGGTGATTTAATAGCCCCAGCACCACCATCAATGTTAGCAGTAACATTAGCTTCTTCTATCTCATCGAACTTATCGTTCATTTCTTTTAGTAAACTTTTCATTAAAATGTCCTTTTTAATTCGTCATACAATTCATTATAACGTAATAATGATAAGATTTGAGATTCAGTTATAGTTTTTGATGTCTTTACCTTAGTAATTAATCGTACAACTTCATTTATCTTAATATTAGTAACTTTATCCGTTATATTCACAGCCTTTATACCTTTCGTTAATAAAGTACATTCTTTTATAACGAAATTCTTTAATTTCACAGAATTATCAATAGAATTGATATATTCCTTTAAAATAGATTGTTGTTTATCCGATAAATGTGTATATTTGTTGTTAAAACTATCAACTAACATTTTCCATGCAAGTAATCTAATTTCTTTAGGTTGTTTTGCGTAATCTTCGTTTATAGAAGTTACTACTGATGATTCATCAACCGATTTCCCAGTCAAATGTTCCATCAAAGTTGATTTACATTCAACATATTCCTTTGGATTATCTGAATTAGCGTATTCAAACAACTTATAGATGGATGCGTTCTCTTTATAGTTACTAACTCTATAGTTAAAGAAGTCCTCAAGTACAAATGCACTCTTAATATCTTTAATTAAATTGTATTTTTGCTTATTCAATACAGCTGAGGTTAGTTTAACTCGCTCTTTAATAATAATATTAAGAAATTCACTAGCCTTATACTCGGTTGTAAAGGTTTCTTTGATAGCCGATTGATATAATCTCAATTCTTTTGCTAAATCCGTATTTTTACTAAAATGCGTTCTAATAATAGAAGTCGCCTTAGAATCTCTGTTATTTAACGTATCATTTGCAATCTGTCTTACAAGTAATTCAAATAGAATACCTGTATTTTTATACTTACTATGTTTCATTTTCTTCATGAGTGCCTTCTATTTTCGGTAGAGTCTAATATACGTTTAACTATAAATATCTTAATTATCAGAATCCATTATGTTTTTCTCATCTAATAATGGAGATTCTATAATACCATCATCAATTTTTAAAGATTCTGTGATTATTTTATTTGATTTTACTTTCATTCTCATCTGATTTAACATTGATTTAGTAGCCTTTGCATTTACTACCTCATTTGCGTTATAACCATTTGAACTTTCTGCTTTTATACTAATACTTTTGTTACCAAGTGGGTCTCTACCAAATGGGGATTTATCCTTCCCATAAGTATTACCCTCTTTAGGTCTACCAGCACCTTCATAACCACCCTCTGGTGTTTCAGATTCAATTTGTGGTTGAGAAGCTTCCCCATCTGATGATTGGCTTACAGTAGCAAGGTCATGTGGAGTTCCGAATGATTCACCAGTCTTAATCGGGTCATTACCCTCACTCTCAATCTGTTCTTGTCTGAATCCTAATTTAAGGTCATTAATAACCTTCATCTGCTCAGCCTTCCACTCATCATCACTCATATTGAAAATGTTTTTATACATCCATTCTTGTGATACCATTTTAAGGTCTTTTAAATCCCTTACCAATGAAGCTTTCTCACTCCATAAGTTTGCTTTCTCTTGCTCATATATAATAGATGGAGTTGTTAACTCCAATTCAAAGTTTACTAACTCTGCATCTTCATAACCCTGTGAGTATAAGTGAACTATTGCAATCTTAGTTAATTCTGATAATACAATCTTTTGAATTCTCTCTACTGAACGAGCGAATCTGATATCTTGTTGTGCTAACGTAGCCTTTCCATCTACACCCTCATCGTATCCAATAAATGCCTTTGGAACTTTAAGTGCTGCTAACATTCTATTCTTTAAATATTCGATATCATCAATACCACCGAATTCCATACCACTAAGAGAGTCAATCTCAGTACCACTTTGCCCACCTCTTACAGGTAAGTAATAATCCTCTAGCATATTCTGCATATTGAATTTTAAGTTGTACTCACCAGTCTCTTCATCTATATATGGAACTTTCTTCATTTGTTCAATGATGTTTGCCATATAAGTATCTACCTCAGCAGGTGGGATGTTACCAATATCAATTTTGAATATTCTCTTTTCAGGTGCTCTCATAATTCTGTGAATCATCATCGCATCTTCCATAAGAACTAATTGCTTCCAAGTCTTTCTTGCACCTTCTAATAACGAACGACCGTAAGGTAGAAAGTTTGTATCAGTTAATAATCTGAAATGTGCTACTTGAAATGATTCTAAGAATTTAGAATCGGTTTGATGAGCGCCTCTAGTTGTGTTTTGCTCATCTACTTCGAATCGTACTGAATATGGGTTATCTAAATCATATCCCTCTTCTCTACGAGTTTCATATACCGATAGTGGTTGTGCGTTTACTACACCCAATTCATCATCTATATCTAAATACAAATAATAATCACCATACTTATCCATACCACGAACCCACGACCATAAATTGAATTCAATATTCAATACATCGTAAAATAAATTGTGTAATGTTTTCTTTAACTTCTCATCTGATGATTTAATTCTAAGAACATCACCCATATCATTTTTAAGAGTTGATTCATCTGAATATATATCCAATATCGATGAGATAATAGAATCTTTATCCATTGCTTCATAATCAGAATACAATTCTAATTTATTTGCATGATATGCGAATCGTTCGTTATACGTTTGCCAATTCTTTCTAGAATTAGAACCATGTAATCTACCGTACTTATCGTACCCTTTCGAACTACCACCAGCACCGGCGCTTTGTAGTTTCGATGAATCCACTACTTTTATTTTATTCTTACCAACACGTCGTACAACGACTTGAGTTGAGAATAATTTCCTTAATCTACTGTATAATGAGTTATCTGCCATAATTGTTTGTGTATATACTTCTTATAATTTATAAATATACGAAAAATATTTTATATATCCTAATTTTATAATAACCAACTCATATCTTCATCACCTTTTCCAGTGTTATGCTTCCAAGCATTCTTCGCTTGAGTTGATGTTGTTTTAAAAACCCCAGTACTCTTTGAGGTTAATGATAAAGCCTTTCTATTTAATTCTATCCCTTGTTGTCTTAATTTTAATGCGGTATCCCTTACCCACAGTGCCGTTGAGAATGATATAGTTAAATCATCATTGTATCCCTGTTGGGCTTCTGCTCTACTACCATTCCAAATAAATACAAACAACTCATCAATTAATCGCTTAGAGCGAATGATGGGAGTTCGTTCTCTCATATAAGTATCTAGTTTAGATATAACCAATGGACGAGTTCTACTTGTCATTGAGAATCCAGGAACCATCTGAGATTTATCCTTTAAATCAAATCCCTTATTCAAATGAATATCGTTATCTACATAACCCACATCCTTATATGAATAGTATAGATTTGTGTAGTTCCTATCGATAGCTTCCTGAATTACAGCCCACCCAATGTTTGCGTTTTCAATTACTAATAATGCATCATTCCATTCGGTTGCTACATTAACTAACATTCTACCGTAATCTTTGGTATCTATCTTACCTTTATATTCTGCTACTTGCTCTAATGATTCTATATCAATAACGTGAAATGCTGAGTAATCTTTTCCATCACCCCTAGCGACATCGGCTACTACTACATAATCTCTACTATAATTTGGCTGTTGCCATAACCAATAGTTCCCATCAAACCCACGCTTTTCAACCGGGTCTTGTACATACGTTTCTTCATACCATTGTAAGAGTTCACCATCAACAACAGTATAACCAGATGAAATGAAATCACAATCACATTCCTGTGCTGCCATCTTCTCACCTAATAATTGCGTTTGCTTATCTCTCCACGCTTCATCACGCTCAGGATGTACAGTCCAATGTAATTTAGTTGGATTCCAACCATCACCCTGCTCACCCTTTTGCCAAGTCTTATGAAAGAAATTACCAACACCATTTGGAGTTGATAATACAATTGCTTTCCCACCAGTCGAAAGTGTTGATTGGGCTGATGCCCATATCTCATCTACATTTTTAATAAATGCAGCCTCATCAATGATTAACATTGATAGTGCCTCAGAACGACCAGCATCACCACTAGCGGATGTTGCTTTAATCTGTGAACCGTTTCCTAATCTTAATGATAATTTGTTATCCTCTATAGTATCACCCCTTAACCAAGATGGAAGGTTTTCGTGCATATATCGAACCTTAGTTACTAAGTTCTTTGCTACTTCCTGCTTTGTTGCGATTACTAATATATTCTTATCAGCATGAAATAACATCATCCACAAAGAGTACCCTGCTGATAATGTTGATATACCTAATTGACGTGATTTAAGAATTACATTGAATTGATGTTCATCAATATCATCCATAAGGTCTTCTTGAAACTCAAATAAGTCAAATAGAATTTTCCCACGTTTTGGATGTTGAATGTAACAATACTTTCTGAAAAAGTATATTGGATTTGAAGCGCACTTTACATACTCTTCTGAAATAAGTTCTTTTATGGATTTACTCATACTACTTGCCAATTTTCCAAAGAAACTGAGCTGATAGTATTGGTTTTAATTGTTCATCTAAACCAATACCTAAACCAAATGCTTGCTTCTTCTTATTTTTATATAATATCTGTGCACCTACATAGTTAAGTTGACTGGTTTTACCAGCGATACCAAATCCCCAATAGAATTCACGTTGATTAATGAACTCAGTTTCGGTAACAGTTACGGTTGGGTAGATTAAATCGTATTTTATTTTTCTAGACAGTATTTTGTTTTGAGATATACTATCTATAATTTCTAAATTTAACGAATCGGTTTTGTGAACATCAGAATAAACGTATGTTGCAAAGTAATCCTTTAATATAGCAGTCGTATCAATCTTTTGAGTAATTAATATAGTATCTACATCTCTCACTACTCTAGTAACTATTTTTGGTATGTACGTTGGAATTTCCTTTACAATCGTATCATACTTCACTATGGTGTTGGTTATAACTCTAGCAGGCTTGGTAATAGAATCAATGGAGTTACCATCGCACGACCTTAATAATACGATTATTACAATCAATACTACTATTAGTACATTTTTTAAATTACCAAACACTTGCTTAATCATTACTTCTTAGTTATAGTTTGCTTTGGTGATTTTGATGGCTTTCTACCTCTACGAGTCTTACCTTTTACAGCATCAACTACATCACCAGCTTGATTACCAACTTCCTTCACAGCGTTCCCAACATCGGTGATTTCTTTCTTTACGTTTTTAACTCTACGTTTAACTTCAGTCTTAACCTTTACGGCAGTTTCAGTTACTTCTTCAATAGCATCTTCGACTACATCTGGAATTAAATCACCATCTGTATCTTTGATTACACTTACTCGTTGTAGGATTACCATTGTAATGGCTAATACGGCTAAAATTCCGATAATAATAAAAATTGTGTTCATAATGTCTTTGTTTTTAAGTTTACTTTATAATAATAAATATGTAAATGTTTTTAATAAATACAATTACTTCTTAGTGGTGGTTTCTTTTAATGGCGTCTTACCATCCTTGATTCGTAATATATTAATCTGCTTTATTATCTCTTTTTGCTTTGGAGAACCTGGCATAGCTTTTAGTGCCATCTGAAGTAATTTGTAGTACCCAGCCTTTTCTGATGAAGATAATCCCTCATTAGTAGATTCAGTTCTATTACTTTCATAATGAATCATATCTAAATTAAATTTCTCAAAGTTCTTCTTAGCCCATTTAATTGCATCTTTATATGCATTTTTACCTTTGAAGTATTTTCTATCAGTTCTAAACCCAATATCCTTATTCATAAAGTCAATATAAACCACCTCATCATCCGATGATGATAATTCATTAACATAGTTTGATACCCAATTCTTATCCATAATACAACCCTTAGTTTATATATGCAGTCAATTCGAAATTACCACTATCCATTCCATATACTGAAAATGTAAGTGCTTTTCTAGCCGACTTACCACCCTTTGTTAATCCTACTGTGAATGAAGTAGTTTTACCTACCGATGGTCTTGAACGAGAATATTTCCCACCCATTGCAACTTGCGTTTGCCAATCGTGTTCTGTTATTTCGAACCCACGCTTCTCAGCCATTGCTCTCGCAGCATCTGCAGCTGCTCCAAATGATTTGAAGTATGTATCTGATGATTCTGTGATAGATTCGTTTTTGAATGGATTGAATAACCCACGCTTACTTACCTCTTTTTCAGTAGATGGTGCAACTTTAGCGTTTTGTTGATGTTTATTTTTGATTGGGTTATATTTTTCCAATTCATCTACATCTACATTACCATCAGCATCAGTTTTTACTTCACCACTCTTATCATCACCTAATCTTACAATACCAACGGTCTTAGTTCGTTTGTTATATACAAGGTCATCTTTTTGGAATTTACCTTCGATGATTACTGATTCATTAATACCCTCTTTAAGAGCTGATAGTTTATTACCGAACCCACCACCGATTGTCATATTAGTATAGAATGCGAATGCATCTAAGATATCATGCCCATCCCACTTAGCCCATTTAGATATATCAATACCTTTATTTTCTAAGTTATCTTCCCATGATGATTTTTTATAAGATTTAGCTTTTTTAGCTTTTGGAAATAACCCATCAACCTTTTTAGCTTCCGAATGAAAGTTTGCATCTGTTAATGCCCCTCTAAGGATAACTGATATTGCGTGATGGAACTCAGGATCAGATGGGGATGTGTCCACCATATACGCATCTAAGTATTTTTTTACTTTTTTATTTAAACGAGGATTAATCTCATTTAATTGTGATTCTTTTAATAATTCTGTAAGTTTCATATATTCCTTTTTATTTTAACATTGTTGCGATTGAGTATAAGTCAAGTTTAAATCCGTACCCAGCTCCGTTATAACCATTATCAATATCAATTGGTAATTTTATTTGTTTTTCAATTTCTTTCTGTAATACTGTACTGATTAGATGTGCTGGTGCATCTGCTGATGAAATCACATCTTGTAAGATATCTAAGTTTTTTGAATCCTTAGCCAAAAGAGCTAACCCCGTCTGATTTGGGAATACTTTAAATTCAACCTCATATCGCTGACCACTTAATTTAAATTTTACTTTCATTATACCGTTCCGTTTTTAAGTTTCTCTATGAAGTTGGCTTTAAAATTTGTAAACCCTTCTTCTATTCGCGCCATAACCTCTTCTTCATTTTGACCACCCCATTCTTCAATAGAACCATCTTCATTAATGAATCGTGCTTTAACACCTGCTTTTAAAACTTCCTTTTCTATCTCAGCTTGCTTTAACCAAGATTCACCATTACTAAGTAACTTCTTTCTTTCATATTCATCGTAATTCCCTTCAAGCTTCATTGTGTGTTCCATATCTACAACACAATCTAAACACATACCATGATATGCTTTCATTTTTAAATCAGCTTGACTTGGGTCTACACAAGTACATATTTCTTTATTACAATTTGGAAACGATTTTAGTTCCTGTCTTAGTTTTGCGAACTTACCAACTTTTACTTTGTATCCATTTTTCTGTTCCCATAACTGACCTTTATCATCAGTCCAAGTTGCGCCTACATCTCTTTTTACAAATTTACTTTCATCAAATGATACTACCTTTTTGGTTTGAGTTTTATGCTCACCCAATATCATTTCACTTACTGCTTTTATATTCTTTAATTTCTTGCTCATAACTTATTTCTTTATTATAAATATTAAAATTCTACTTAAAAGTACATTAATCCTAAAATTTGATTTAAACTAGCAAATGCGCCTGTAAGTTTATATGTGTTACCTTTAAATACGAAAACTAATCCTTCATTTGGTACAATCTTTTCTTTACCACCAATTGCCGCTAATCGTTCAAGTTCCATTTTAAGTTTTGTAATCTTCGCAGGGTTACCTGATTTACTAACATCTTTAATTGTCTGGTCTAATCTAGCTTTCATAGCCCTAACTGCTGTATCGGGATTTACTGTTAGAATTGAACTCATAAATGATAAAACTTCAGCACCTACACCTAAAAATATATCCTCAAACTTTCTAATGTTTATTTTTGCCATCTTAGAATGGTCTTGCTTATCTACACTAATTGCCCACGCTAATGTCGTAGCATCTGTAAATGTTTTTTTATTTAATCGATTTGATTTATCAAAGAATGCCCATCTCTTTACTAATGACATTTTAGCTGTATTATCTAATGTGGTTGGTGAGTTTTTATCAACCCATTGCTCCCACCATGCTTGATGATAATCAGCTACACCATCTGAGTCCTTTAAACTGAATTCAGATTGTATTTTTTTAAGTTGAGAATTAAACTTTGATTGTAATTTTGATAATTCTTTATTTTTAGGTAATTGTGTTATCGGTGGTCCTTGTATTGTGTATTTATCAGTAACGTGTTTGTTAACTTGCTTAATCATTCCAGCTAATATTTTGGCAGCTGCCATATTATCACCAATCTGAACACCTTTATCATTAAATTCCGCTGCGTTATGGAATACCAATAAAGCCTGACCATATGGGACTACATTTACCGATTTCGGCCATATTACTTCTAAGTTTACAAATACCTTACCCTGTTGGAATATCTTATCTCTCTGTTTTGATGATAGTGATTTCACTGCATTACTCAAATCTCTCATTGCGAATTCATATGCATCAGTTAAACCACCACGACCAGAGAACTTAGATTTCATCCCACTTATATCTAAAGCGTTTTCACCTTTGTTTTTTAAGTGTCCACCATTTCGTGCTGCGATTAAACCCTTATCATCTCTCCAACTAACTGCTAATGCCTGTCCATCGGTTTTTTCTCTAGCCAATTCCAACTTACCATTTAATGCCCCGCTGATAATTTGTTTTAAATCACCAAACGTTAAATTCATCTCAATATCAAATGGGTGATTCATATGACCATACGCCCCACCTTCGGTAATTACACCTTCCTTAATCGTAGGTGGAGTTACTACTTTCTTTGGTTCGTTTTCAGAATCATCAATAGCACCATCTGCATCTAAGAAATCAACTAAGGTGTACCCAACTGCTGTTGCGATTTGGGTAATATGAGATTTCCATTTTTTAAATGCATCAGTCCCCTTATAATCACTATATCGTTGAGATTGAGCATCTAACCCAGCTACACCCGATGGGAAATATGATACGGGATGTTTATCAGTAAGAGTACGTGCGCTATCTGCGAATATACTATCATCCTCATCCATTATATAATCAACGACCTGCCACCCTAACATAGTAGCAGTGTTATTACTAATTGATTTATATGATTTGAAATTACCATAAAATGCACCTGGACCATCATCAACCGATGATTGACCTGTGGTTGACATTGCTGATACCTCACTTATTAACGATGTAATATCAAACTTACTAAGGAAGTTCTCCATAACGGATTCAACCTTAAACAACCTACTACTTACTAATTTAAATATCTTCGGGTCAAACTTACCATATGCCTTTTTGAATCCAGCCTTACGTTGAGTTTCCGAACCCTTTGCTAACCAATTACGAACATCAGTTCCACTAATTGCGTTTGGTTGTGCTGGCGCAACATAAACATACCCAACTTTATCATAACCACTTTCAATCTTATCTGATTGATATGGTTTGAAGTACTTACCACCCAGTCGAGCCTTATCCTTTTCACCAACTACGGTGATGAATGCGGTTGTTTCTTTTGGAAACTTTCCTATAATCTCAGTTGGAGCGTATGGGTTCTTAATTTGTACTATTTTATTTGATGTAATGTTAAACATAGACATCATTATAGATTTCTTTTCTTTAAACTTAAATGGTGATTTGATATTATCAGTTTTATCTGATGTACCTATATACACATTACTTTTTCCGAACTTTTTTACTAAATTCATATAAGTTGCATAATGCCCCTTATGGAATGGTTGGAATCTACCCGCGTAAACTACTACTTGCTTATCTATATTTTCCGTTAAGATTTCCTTAACCCACTCTTTCATTAAATTTCCCATACTAATAAATATCCTTTAATTACCTGAACCACTTTGGTTTGTTTATTATCTCTGCTTACTCAATCACTATTCTACTAATACTATCTTATATATAGTATCATTAAATTATTATAATACTACCCACAATATAAGTATCCGTAAATACCACTCACCTTTCCATTAGAATCAAATGTACAATCTTCCATACACTTACCAACGGTAAATGAATGTATTGATTGCTGCTCATCATATACAGGGATACCATCATTAAATCCAGTAATGATATATTCAACGGGTTGTTTCATAACATACCCAGCTACATTAGATGAACATACTAAATCACCCTTAGATACTGGTCCATTTTGATTACATACCTTCATACCATCAAGAGATAAGTTACTTTTGGTATCAAAATGACGAGTATCACCAATTGCCGCAACTTTCCATATAGATTTAATTGCTCTGTCAGATTCAGGTATAATAGTATTTAATGAATCCATATAGTGTTTAGATTTATCCAACTCAGTATCACTATATTCAACCATTGCCCATAAAATTCCAATTACAGCCGAATCCGTATCGGACGTTACTGAGATTAGCTCATTATTTTCATCTAATTTAACTAAATCACCAACCTGAAGTATTACATTATTATATTTTATATGATGGTGTGGTAATGTTGTTGTTGTGACTGCGAATTTTGTAGAAGTACCACCCGTCGCACCAGTCGCACCAGTCGCACCAGTTGGTCCGGCTATACCAGCAGGTCCAGCAGTACCATTAATTCCATTAGTACCAGCATCTCCTTTTGCGCCGGCAGCGCCATTTGTTCCATTTGTTCCATTTGTACCGTTTGAGCCTTTTAATGATGTTAAGAATGTAGTTGAATTACCGGTGTTTGCTGGTACTGCCGACCAAATCTCAAATGCAGAATCGCCATCTTCACCATCATCCCCATTTGTTCCATTCGAACCATCATCTCCATCAATTCCATTAGTACCAGCATCTCCTTTTGCGCCGGCAGCGCCATTTGTTCCATTCGAGCCATCTAATCCATTCGAACCATCATCTCCATCAATTCCATTAGTACCAGCATCTCCTTTAGCACCATTAGTTCCATTTGTTCCATCCGAACCATTCGAGCCATTCGAGCCATCTAATCCATTCGAACCATCATCTCCATCAATTCCATTAGTACCAGCATCTCCTTTAGCACCATTAGTTCCATTTGTTCCATCCGAACCATTCGAGCCATCCGAACCATCGAAATAATCAACACCTTTAACGGGCGATATCCCATCCGAGCCATCATCTCCATCAATTCCATTCGAACCAGCATCTCCTTTAGCACCATTAGTTCCATTTGTTCCATCCGAACCATTCGAGCCATCTAATCCATTCGAACCAGCATCCCCTTTAGCACCATCAGTTCCATTCGAGCCATCCGAACCATCGAAATAATCAACACCTTTAACGGGTGATATCCCATCCGAGCCATTAGTTCCATCCGAGCCATTAGTTCCATTCGAACCATCATCTCCAGCATCCCCTTTAGCACCATCAGTTCCATTCGAACCATCCGAACCATCGAAATAATCAACACCTTTAACGGGCGATATCCCATCCGAGCCATTAGTTCCATTCGAACCATTCGAACCATCAGTTCCATCGAAATAATCAACACCTTTAACGGGCGATATCCCATCCGAGCCATTAGTTCCATTCGAACCATTCGAACCATCAGTTCCATCGAAATAATCAACACCTTTAACGGGCGATATCCCATCCGAGC